CTTGATAAAATTAGATATATCATTTAAATTTACGCCATTACCTGTCCACGTTGGACGACTTCTACTCAATTCTGTATCCAGTCTATCCAAAGTTATCAAAGTAGTTTTAAATAGGACTTTGTTTGCTTTAAACGATGCTGTACATTGTCGTGAAGCATGAGATAGTGCTGCCTTTGCTACACGGTATGTTTCAAAGCTGGGTTCACGTGCCACAACTTGTTTTTCGCCAACACTACCAATATTGAAGATATAACCTATTTTGTTGTTTTTGCTCCATTCATCGTACACAGCTTCCAACACATTGACCTGACCAAAGTTAGCCCATGCTTCTTGAGGTGGTCCATCAAATGCATTGTTAACAAAAACATCATATTGTAAACTCATTTCAGCTATGGCAGCATGATCTTTTGTAATATCAAATCCATTTGCCCGACTGATACTGTGTGCATCAAATGTTTCTGTCAAATATTTGCCTAACCCTCGATTGCCGCCTGTGATCAACATTTTCATCTTTTGGATCCTCCTTGATCCCATACCTTGGTAAATTTTTCTCCGCACGTCATTGCACATTCCATAAGTTTTTCTTTTCCGGTCCAACGGCTAATCAATTCGTTCCAAAAGTTAGATTCAAAAACTTTTTCTAGTGTGTTTAGATTAACATTCAATTCATTTTTGTATCTACCTATAAACTCCTGCACTTGATTTTGTCCATTGTAAAAATGAGCTTGATTAGCGCCAGGCATGTATTTTGAATCAACAAATCTAGCATCGTACATGTTGTGTTCAAAAAAATTACACGGAAGCACTAGTCCTTCTGCAGTGATCACAACTTTGTTTCCTAACAGTGCATCACACGTTATTGCGGTCTGTTTTAAATATTGTTGAAAACTACTGTAAACGTTTTTAATAACTTGTATTTTTTGCACACTGGGATTACGCCACTCTTGACTCACAGGCTCTTCTAACACATACTCTGTATGGCCATGTCTATCCAGCACCAGCCAATTGGGATATGCACATTCATTGGCATGATCATAAAAACGTCCAGTCTTTCTTGGCAAGAAATTAAAAAACCCATATTCTTTGCTTAATGCTCTAGCTTGTTCAACCTGATGTTCGTTGTGTTTGAAAACAATGTAGTTCCATTGTGCTCTACCCCCGGCATCAATGTATGCTCTGGCATTACGCATGGCCACATCATATTTTACATTACGTCTGTACAAATGTAGAGTGTCTTGTAAACCATCAAATCCAAAATCAATCTGGCCGTATCCGTTCATTATAGCGGCTATTTCTTGCCAATAACTTTCGTCATGAACTCCGCCGTTGGTATGTATATACAGCCACAATTTGGGATTTTTGTTTCTAAAATCTTGCAGTATGTCTAAAAATTCTGGGTGCATGATAGGATCACCATAGCTGCCACAAAAAAATATCTGTTTTAAATTAGCACAATGATCTACAGTAAAACTATAATCAATTGCCTCGCGACTCAAATGAATTAATGGCATGTAAGGATTAATTTTTCCACCTTGAATATTCCTAGGACATTGTGGACACGCGGCATTACAATAGGTTGTTATTTCAATTTGATATTCAGAAATATTATTGAAAGTAAAATTTGATATCATTTTATTATTTTAAACTTCTTTTTTGATAAAGCCAACATGCAATATCTTTCCTCAATACACAAATCTGTGCAGTTATAGTCAAAATTATCTTCTTGTACTAATTTTTGGTACAAGGCACTGGGTTTGTATTGTTCATTGTGGTTTAACCATTGGTCATAATAATTTTTTTGATTTGTGCTCACATGAAAATTTAAACTTTCTAATGTGTTGACAAAAATATTCCACCCGCTATAAATGTTCTCAAGTGCAATAACATTATCAAAATTGTTTGGCAAATTTATTCTATCTTTGGCTAGATTAAAACAATAAAATTTATACAATACCTCACGGTCGGGTATTTTTTTATTAAAAGGATGATAGTCTTGCATTACAGCAGGATTGGTTATTTTAGAAACAGTTGCCTTAACACCAAATGGTAAACTAAATTTGTCTGTTGTAATATCAATGACAGGAAACTCAAATTTGGTGTATAAGTGTGTTTTTAATAGCCATTGTTTTTCAACATTGTTATTATGTAAAACTTCAAGCTGTTTTTTCAGCAACTGTAAATCAACAGTTTCCAGCGCCAACGACATTTTTGATATTTCGCTGTAATCAAAGCTGTTTAAAAAATCACAATCAATCAAGGTTTTGCCTTGATTGGTAGCAACAAATTTGTTTTGACTTGAAATTGTAGAATCAGAATCCAATAAAATTTTCATTACTGTGTCGCCAGCAGATCCTGATTTCCATCTTAATATTCTTATCGGCATACAATAATGGTATCGTCAATCAACATACCGTTCATGAGATTGGTAATGTCGTTTACAGAATATTTTAATCTATTGTAGTCAAAGCGATGTACAGGCAAGGCCACAATAATTTGTTCTGCGTAGTTTTTGTATTCATCAATGTGCTGTAATATTTGTTGCCAAGATTGATATTTAATAAAAATAGAATTGTTTAAAAACAGCAAATTTTGTAGTTTTAATTTTTTCAATAGATATTGCAGTACATTTTTATTTTCAGGTTCAACAAACATTGTGTTGGGTTGCCAATTTATTGCAAGTGATTTGTACATCTTCGGTTCAATATAGGTGGCACTGTAATTGAATCTAAAACCACCGCTAAACAATATTCCGCACGACTTACCATCAATCAAACTTTGTACATGATTTTTGGCATTATCAGACATAGGATAAAGCAATGAAAGATAATGATCTAGTAAATAATCATCGTCAATATAACTATCAATTTGGTGTAATATTTTCATTACTAAAATAAAATCTTGTAATAGGATGCGCCCAATTGAATTTGATACCACCATCAACTCGGCCACTATAATAACTTATTAGTTTGTACCGCACATGACCTGTAATTAAATCATATATTGCATGGTCATAATCGTCTACAACCTGATAGTGTTTTTCGTGATCTGCTAAAAATTTGTTAATTGATAGATAAAGAAAACCATTGCCTTTTAATTTTTTTAATTCGTTATTACATGTTTGTATAATATCGCTGAATTTAAACAAACTATTAACAATATAAACAACTAACTGATAATCAGTTGCTGCATTTTTACAAATCGCACTAACATGTTCACAATCACCTAAATATTTAATTCCTTTTAAATTGTGTTGTTCTATGAACTGTAAAAGTTTGTGATCTTGTTCAAAAATATTACCGCCATACCACGCCAGCTGCCGATTTACCAAATTCATTTTATTTCAACATCTGTGTTATAGCTAGTGAACCCATTTTCTTTTACAACACTCAATACATTGTTTACCCGTCCAGCCAATTCGTCTTTGTGGCTAACTAACCAAACTGATCTGTGTCCTTCTCTACTCATTTTCTTTAGAATAGCTAAACTGTTTTCTACACCCGAACTGTCCATGCCAGTATCAATTACTTCATCAATAAACAACAAGTTGATAGGCTGATACAAACTTTCCCAGACATCTCTAAATGCCCAGCTTAAACTTAGAATCAATCTGTTGCGTTCGCCTCTACTTAAGTTATCAAAATCTAATTCTCTACCCAGTTCTTCGATACTGACAGTCAAATCATTTTGAAACTTGACAGTATGAGGTAAACCAATACGATCTAGGTATTGACTGAGTCTAGCATTAAGATAGCTTAAATTTTGATCAATGATGCGTTTACGTATAAAGCTGTCTTTGTTGGTCAACAATTTGAGTAAGAATTCTTGATGTTCTCGTACATTGGCAAGTTCATTGATTAAATCATAGTTGATTTCTTCTACAGCCTGTGTTTCCATATCACGAATCTGTTCGGCATATGGATCCGCTTCTGCCTGCTTGGTTGCCAGTTGTTGACGTAAATTGGCCACAGTATTTTTGTGATTGATAGCATCTTCTTTTTTGTCATAGAACACTTGGGGAGGCTTACCGGGGTCGCCAATCAATTCTAATGCTGCAACATGTTCGGCCAGCTGAGTGTCATTGGAAAGATAGTGAGCTGAAGTTTCTTTTAATGTGTTGCGTTTTTCTTCCAGTACCTGTTCGTGTTTGTGATCGTGAATGGCCTGACCGCAAGCATAACATTCGTGTTTTTCTAGCTTTTCAATTTCAGATTTCAGTTTGTCTAGTTGTTTTAGCAATCGCACTTGTTCTGATTCACAAGCAACTTTCCACTTGGTGATTTCTCGTATGTTATTAGTTTTAGTGGTATACTCGTCTAACAAATTGTGATTGGCCAACTCTTGCTCAATATCTAAATCGCCCACAACTTCCAAAGCCTTGACTAACTCTTGTATTTCATTGGTGTGCTTGGTAGTCCATAGTGTTTGTCTACGTCGTGTGGCTTCAATCTGTTCTTGTATTCTAGCGTTGGCATCTGTTACTGCTTTGATACGATATTCTTCTTGAGTGATAGCGTCTCGAGTTGCTTTTAATTGTTCTTTGAGTGCATCTGCCTTCTCGCTTAACATGGTAATACCTAGCAACTGCTCAATGATAGTGCGTTGATCGTTGGCTTTGAGTGCAAGGAAAGGTTCTGTGTAAGTGTTTAAAGCCACAATATGTTTGAACATGTCGTGACTCATGCCCAGCATGCGTTCAATCTCTGCTTGTGTTTCTCTACTATCGCCTTGACTTTCGTCTGTGATCTGTTGCTCTTGACCGCCCACGTAAAACGCCATGGTATTGGGTTTACGTCCTCTTTCTATCTTGTAATCAATACCATCTTTTTCAAACTCAATGGTAACCAACATGTTCTTGCCATTGGTTTTATTGATAAGATTGTCTTTTTTAATATTAGTTAAGGCAGATCCGTATAGCGCATAGCTTAGTGCGTTGATAATGGTTGTTTTGCCAGTTCCATTCCTGGCTCCTGTGTCGTCTCCGCCCAGGTCCAAGTTCTGTCCTAGTACTAGAGTAAGGTCCTTACGGTCAAACTGAACAGCCTGGGTCGCATTGCCCACGCTCATGAAATTCTTAACTGCCAGTGTCTTAATTTTAAACATTAGAGATTTCTATAAATGTCAAGCAATAGTGTTTTATTATACTGTTCGCTTTGTATATTTGTGAGTTGATTGGTGACAATAGTGTCTACACTTTCAAACATGATATTGCCGGTAATATCGTAATTGATATCTTCGCTCACAGTCTTTTGCGGTATTAGAGTTATCTCTCTGAGATTGTAAGTGTTAACAAACGTTTCCTTGATAAACGTTGCTTCTTCGTAGCTGATATCTACGTCAAGATTCACACGCACATGCATGCCAGGACTCAATAACTTTTCTGTGTTAGTGAGCACATCACTGAGCTGGTATACACGATATCTGGGTTGATCAGGCCAAGCATGATATTCAGGTTCGGCACCCCATTCCAAGATCATCATGCCACGCTCATCATCGTGGTTATCTGCGTAATTGTGTGGAAAGCAATTACCGATATAAGTTATATTCTTTTGCGTTTGACGTTTGTGGAAATGTCCAGTAAACACACGCTCAATGCCGGTGAAGTCTTCTCTTTTCACATCACCGTGATCGGGCATCTGTACCATGGCGTTCATGTAGAATGTGGGCAGTTCAAAATGCCCGAACATGTACTTGGCACTCAGTTTGGGTATTTTTTTATAATCTTCGCCTACCAACCAAGGGGCCACAATAACATCACCGCTGTGTAGCCAATCATTACAAATGACCACATTCGGTAAGTGTCGAGCCCACTCAACGCTTTGAACATCCCTTTTGTCCCTATAATATAAATCATGATTGCCAGGAATAAAATACACACGATCGAAGTTGTCGTTGAGATGTTCCAAAGCACGGAGACTATAGTTAAGAGTGACAATATTGATACTAGCACGATTGTTATGCCAATCTCCAAGAAAAAATGCCGTTTCACATCCTTCCTCCTTTGCTTTGGCAGTAAACCATTTGATAAAGTTTAGGCAATCATCATTGTGTGTTTGACTATTGCTTTTTAATCCAAAGTGTATATCTGTGCAGACTGCTGCTCGTTTGAATAGATTAGACATCTTGTTAGTTTACAACTTTTAAACGCACTAAGTCAAACTCAATCGTCATTGAAATCGCCAGACGGAGCACCACCGCCCCACGAACCCATGCCCTGTCTAGTATAACTGGGTGTAAGTCCATTCATTTCAAGGATGTCGTCCCGGAGATTTTGATTGCGTTTTTCAATATTGAGCACTCGAGTAAAGCTATTGGTGATAGCAGCAGTATAGTAGGCAAAAGGATTTTGACTCTTGCTTTCGTCAAATTGTAGTCCTATTTGTGATAATTGTAGCAAGGCTTGACTACGCATTTCGTCGTTGTAGGTATAACCACGCCAGTTGCTACGTGTGGCATAACGTTCGCACAACTTCATAAACATGTGTGCCAGTGTGCGTGTCATTGTGCCATGTTCTCTATTAAAATTGCCTTTGATCAAATCACCTTGCCAATGACTTTTGCCCACACAGTAGGGCACACCATCGTCATCGATCTTGAAGTGCTGGAACGGCGGAAAGTTTACCTTGACAAATTTGCTTGGTAAAACAACACTGGCATCATCGTATTCTGTTAGAGGATCTGCTTCATCATCCTCAACCAACACCTTGGCTTTTTTTGATTTAGCAGTATCAGTTGGAATATGATCCCAGGTCATAACTCTAAAAACTACGTCTGCGGCAGGAATCTTGCTGGGTTTTATAGCAAAGTCGTCCAACTTGAGTTTTACTGTGCTAGTGGATTGCGCTAGGTCGTAAGCAGCACGAGCCAGTCTTTCTGCTCGTAATTTACGTCCTTCTGCAGTGTTCTTTTTGTTAATTTTGTCAATTGATGGCAAAATGATGTCGTAATAGGCATCTTCTGCAGTTAGAAAACTGCAATAAGTCATCTTGCTTTTGTGTATTTCTTTTAAAATGTCTCTGTTGTTTAGGTAGTTGTGTTTCATCATGTTCCTTAAAATACTCAGTTAATTTAGCAAATAAATAATAAAAATGCAAGAAGAATTTATATGCCAAAAGTTACTCAAATCTTAACCAATCTTGGCGGCGCCGCTAGATCACTTACCAACACAGTGGCCAGTCGAGTAGCCGGCGCCCCGCAAAATTTTATTCCAAATAACGGAAACTTTACCTCGCAAGCAGGCGGGTTTCTGCCATCCAATATACGAAGACAATTGGCTGGATTGTTGCCAGGAGGCCGTGCTGTGCCCAAAGCTTTTACCCAAGGACCCAACATACAGTTTGGACCTCCTGATGATGCTGATAATGATTGGCGGGTACGAGTAAGCATTAATCCTAGTAGTAAAATTTTGTATTGGGATTCGGGTGCAACTGGCTTGTTATCGCCGTTGAGATTTACCGATGGATTTATATTTCCTTATGTGCCAAATGTTACTGTTTCGCATTCTGCAAATTACTCCTCGGTTCCGTTAACACACTCAAATTACACACAATATTTTTATGAATCAAGTTCAGTTGCAGCTATCAATATTTCGGGAGACTTTACTGTTCAAAATGTAGACGAGGGCAGATATTTTTTAGCGGCATTATACTTTTTTAGAGCCTGTACAAAAATGTTTTATGGTGCTACAGGTGAATATCAAGGCAGTCCACCACCAATTGTGTATTTAAACGGTTATGGACAACACTATTTACCAAACGTGCCTTGTGTAATTACTAACTTCAGCCACACCATGCCAAACGATGTTGATTATTTAGAAGTGCGAACACCACAGTCTGCAACAACCAAAACTACCAGCACCACGTTAACAGGAGCATTTGGATCTATAACATTACCACAGGTGTCCGGAGCAAACATGACTGATAAAAGCATTTCGTCGCAGACTATCAATACTGCTTTTAATAGGGTGCCTACAATTAGCACATTCAGTCTTACATTGCAGCCGGTAATAAGTAGATCGCAGGCCATTGATTTTGACTTTAAAGAATTCGCAAAGGGTGGATTGATAGTTGGAAAAAATAATCCATATCCAGGAGGTTATCTATAATGGCACAAGTGAACTACTTGCCATCTAGTCCATATTTTCAAACCAACAGTTTTGGTAATTTTCTAGATGTGATGACCAATCGTCCTATCACCAAGTTGCCAGATGATGTGTTGTATGAAATAGACAGTGTATATCAATATAGACCAGATTTGCTTGCTGCTGACTTGTATGGCACAAGTAGTTTGTGGTGGGTGTTTGCTCAGCGCAATCCCAACACCTTGGTTGATCCTTTGCGCGACTTTGTTGCAGGCACAAGAATTTATATACCCAAGATTGAAACACTCAAACAAGACTTGGGGGTATAATCAATGGCTTCAGAAGCAAATTTCAGTGGTGACGCAGCCAACACCAATAGAAACACCAGTGTACAAGGTGCAGGCACATCTGGCAACTCGTCGTCGCTGTCTCCCAAACCACCAGAGCCAACTCCTTTCAACAAATTACACGCCTATACCAGTTATACCTACAGAATAACTTTGTTTTTCTTGACCAGTAAAGATTATAACAATCTTGCTGCCAATCCCAGTAAATTTACTCCCAAGTACGCACTTATCAGCAGTGCTGGAGGATATGCCAAGGCCGCTGGAATCAGTGACACTGACACTATTAGACATCCTGATTTTCGTACAGATTTTTTTATTGACAATTTGTCAATTGAAACTGTAGTAGGACTCAATGCCAAAAACAAAGCATCAAATGCTATAGACATTGGCTTTACTATCACAGAACCCTACGGTTTAAGTCTATTAGACAGATTGTTGAGTGCTTGTGAAACTTCCGAAGATAAAAACCCCAACTATACCACACAACCGTATCTGTTACAAATTGATATGTTGGCCAGTCCCACAGATGACATGCTGAGTCGATACAATAGAACAGACAATTTGATTGACAGAAAAAGAATGGCAATTAAATTTATTGAAATGAAGATCAAACCCAGTGCAAGCGAACTGCCCCTACTCCAGTTCCGCTAACTGTAGAAGCAAAAACTGTGGGTGATTTTTTTTCTAACGATGACGATCAGTCACAACTGTTTGGAGGAGTGTTAAAAGCCAATCAAGAGCGTGAGGAGCGATTGGAAGCTGAAATTGAAAAATGGATCAAATCAAATCCTATTATTGTGAATGGACAGGGCCGACAACCTACCGCAGCTGAAATAGCTGAAAGAAAAAAATCAGAATTGGCCAAGATCAAATACAACACTGGCAGCTACACAGCAGCGTACAATCGTTATATGCAAGACGTGGCCAAGCCTCAAAAAAGAATCACACAGCATCCTCCTACTTTGATTAGTTTTGTTATACCCAAAGAAATAGCCGAAAGCAAAATTGTTGACCCACAACGAAGTCAGAGTACCAATACCAAATTTGGTGATCGTAATAGGGGTACAACTCAAACTGCGGATCCGGATTTTAAAAATGTCGAAGTGTTCAACATACAAGCAGGTCAAAGTGTGATTGAAGTGATTGATCTTGTGTTAGGCAAAAGCGAGTATGTGAAAAATCAAATCAACGCTCAAAATCAATTGAGAGACGAGGAACAGGCCAATCAAGAATACACCAATGGAGCCGAAAGAACCGACAACAAAGCCAGCCCAAAGAATATCAAATGGTACAAGATTATTCCCACAGTGGAATTAAAAGACTTTGATATCATAAGAAACAGCTATAGTAAAAATGTCACATACACTATAACACCTTACACCGCTGCTAATGCCTATCATCCCAACTTTGTTAAAACCACAGGCAAAGATGTGGAAAAACAAGTGGTAAGAGAATACAACTATTTGTATACTGGAAAAAATCAAGATATCACTCGTGTTGACATTGATTTTGATACAGCCTACTACACACAAATTAGCACTTATAGAGAGCAAGTGGCCAGAGGTGGAACCAGTAGAACCAGCGATCCTCAAGACAATCCAGAAAATTTACAGCAGCCGGCTACGAATGCAACAAGCTCATATTATGTGCCAGTGACCACTGAAGTCAACGGATACAATATCAAAGCTACAGGCATGAATACTGCTACCAATCCAGAAGAAAAAATAGTGGCCGATCTCAAAACCAGTCTATATACAAAGTCGCGCGGTGACAACCTCAATATAAAAATACAAATCATAGGTGACCCCGATTTTATCAAACAGGATGACATTTACTACAATCCAAGATCAGAGGAATATGCACAAATGACAGCCAGCAGATCCGAAAGGCCAGTGGTACGCGATGGTCCACAGGCCGGTCAAATATTGTTTGATAGTGAACAGATTTATGTGCGATTGAATTTCAAAAATGCTGTAGATATTGACGACACAATTGGTATACAAAACAAACAAGAAACTCTGCAAAATGGAAGAACAACAAACGGATCATTCAGTGGCATTTATAAAGTTTTGACAGTTCAAAGCGAATTCAATCGAGGACAGTTTACACAAACATTAGATATAATTAGAATGCCAGACGATTTACCAAAGTCATCACAGGCCAAAAATAAATCAGTAAATAATGCCAGCAGTGATTATTCTGGCAGACAACAAATATCAACACAAGCAGGAGTACAATCCTAATGCCATCAAATCAACAACTTGGAGTAAAAATGCCAGACTGGGCTGGCGGTGGCTGGCAAGGCGGTGCTGCTGCCAAGCTGGATCCTGGTCCATACCTGGCCATTATCAAGAACAATGCTGACCCTGCCAGACTGGGTCGCTTGGCTGTGTTTGTGCCTGATATTGGCGGCGACGAAGATGATTCCAGTAAATGGTACATTGTGAGATATGCCAGCCCATTTATGGGCAGTACCTTGGGTCTACCTGGATCAGCGGACAGCGACAATTTTTCATTCTCTCAACAGACTTACGGTTTCTGGGCAGTGCCGCCTGACATAGGTAATTTTGTATTAATGACCTTTGTAATGGGCGATCCCACCAGAGGATATTGGTTTGCTTGTGTGCCCAACATGCAGACAACACACATGATACCTGGCCTGGCCAGACCAGCGGGTAACACTACGGCAGGCAAGATCAATAATGATTCCACTTTTGGACAAGGCAGAATTTCAAACACCAGTTATTTGCCCACCTCTGAATTGGTTTCAGAATCAGGCAGTGTAGACAACAATCCAGAATTTTACAATTTACCCAAAGTGGTTCACGTCTGGCAAGCCAACATAGTTATAGAACAAGGGCTCGACCGTGATCCTGTGCGCGGCACAATCACAAGTAGCAGTCAACGAGAAACTCCCAGCCAGGTGGTTGGCCTGAGCAGTCCAGGAAGAACCAGTCCGGACACCACAGACTTTCCTAATCTTGAAGAATTATTAAAAAATCAAAATCTCAAGATATCCACTGTGCAAAGTTTTGCCAACAGAAAAGGTGGTCATTCTTTGGTAATGGATGACGGCGACGTGTATGGCCAAAGTAGATTGATGCGATTGCGAAGCAGCAGTGGTCATCAGATCTTGATGCACGACACAGAGGATTTGATATACATCAGCAACAGCAAAGGCACAGCTTGGGTAGAATTGACACCAGATGGCAGCGTGAATATTTTTAGCAACAGCAATGTCAGTATCCGAGCCCAACAAGATTTAAATTTGCATGCTGA